AAGACGGCATACGAGATCGTGATGTGACTGGAGTTCAGACGTGTGCTCTTCCGATCTCCCGACGCCTGTGTCTCACGCTTGGGGCGTTGGCCGAGATCGAGACCGCGTTGGATGTGAACCAAACCGATGAGCTTAGCTCTCGGCTTCAGCGCATGGTGGCGCGCGATGTGATCGCTGTGTTGGCGGCGCTGCTGCGCGGCGGCGGCGAGGTCATGACCGACGCCGACGTCGCCGCTGCGCGGATTGACCCGAGTGAGGCGGCGGACGCCATCGCGCGCGCTTTCGAATTGGCCGTCGCTGACGGATCGCCGTGAGCCGTTGGATGAGCGCCATGTCGGTCGCCGCGCGCTTGGGGGTGGCCCCGGCTGCGTTCTGGCGGCTGAGCCTTGTGGAGTGGCGCGCGCTGGCCGGTGGATCCGCCGGCGTGGCGCTGTCGCGCACCGGCCTGGACGCGTTGATGCGTCAGCACCCAGATATGAGCAACGACCATGAATGAGTTCGACACTGACGCCGATAGCTTCGCTGACGCGGCCGATCGGGCGGGTGAGCGTTTGACGGCGCTCGCGGACGGCCCCGCTAGCGAGGCCGCCGCGACGATTGAAGCGGCGTTTTCGCGCGCCGGACACGCCGTTGAGAACGCTCTGGTCAACGCGGCGCGCACCGGCGAGCTCTCGTTCAAAGCGCTGGCGCAAACTATTGCGCAGACACTCGCCGAACTCGCCATCGATCGCACATTTGAAAACGTTGCGGGAAACACACTTGGGTCGGCCTTGGCGTCGCTGCCGTTCTTTGGGCAGAGGGCTGACGGGGGACCCGTCGTTCCGGGCGGCGCCTACCTGGTGGGTGAGCGCGGGCCGGAGCTCTTTACGCCCATGTCCGCCGGTGTTGTGGCGCAGCCGTCCGGCGGGGCCGTGACGGTCAATATTCATCTGCCCGCTGGCGCGAACATCGCCGACGTGCGGCGTTCCGAAGCGCAAGTGGCGACCATGGTGGCGCGCGCGGTCGCACGTGGACGCAGGAACCTCTAATCATGACCGCATTTCACGACATTCAATTTCCGCTCTCGGTTGCGCTTGGCGCGGTCGGCGGCCCCGAACGGCGCACGGAGATCGTGACGCTCGCCAACGGGCGCGAAGAGCGCAACAGCCCCTGGGCTGGATCGCGTCGGCGCTGGAATGCTGGCGTGGGCGTGCGCTCCCTGGATGATCTCCAGCTGTTGCTCAACTTCTTCGAAGCGCGGCGCGGACGTCTGCACGGGTTTCGCTGGCGAGATCCCATTGATTGGAAATCGAGCGCTCCCTCACAGCTGGTTGCGCCTGAGGATCAACCGCTCGGCGTTGGAGATGACAACGCCACCGACTTCGCCTTGGTGAAGCGTTACGCGAGCGGGGCTGAGTACGTCGATCGTGCGATCACAAAGCCAACCGTGGGCAGCGTTCGGGTCGCCATCAACAGCGTCGAGAAGAGCCTTGGCGCCGCGTTCACGTTCAACGCGCTGACGGGGGTCGTGACGTTCCTCTCGCCGCCGGCCGATGGAGCGGTGCTGACGGCGGGATTTGAGTTTGATACGCCGGCGCGTTTTGACACTGATCGGTTGGATATCAGTCTGGACACGTTCGGCTCCGGTGATGTCCCCAACATCCCCGTGATCGAAATTCTCGACTGATGCGGACCATTCCCACTGAACTTCAGGCGCGGCTCGATACTGGCGTCACGACTCTGTGCTGGTGTTGGCGTATCGTGCGCTCTGACGACGTCACGCTTGGATTTACCGATCACGACCGCGATCTGACGGTTGCAGGCATGCTCTATCGCGCCGCCAGCGCCCGCTCCGCCGGTGATGGCGAAACCCGCGCCGATTTCGCCGCGGGCTCGGCCGCCGTCGCGGGTGTGCTCGACGACATGTCGCTGTCACACGCTGATATCGCCAAAGGGCTGTTTGATGAGGCTCGCATTGACCTCTTCCGCGTCGACTGGTCGGACACGGCGTTGCTGATGCACATGTGGAGTGGGTTCTTCGGTGAAATCCGTTACGGCGAGACGGGCTTCGAAGTGGATCTTCGTGGCCGCGCCGCCGCACTGGAGCGCGGTGTTGGCCGTGTGTTTCAACGGCGCTGCGACGCCCGGCTTGGGGACGCGCGCTGCACGGTTGATCTTGATCTGCCAGTATTTCGCGGGCCGGGGGCTGTCACCGGCGCGATCGACACACGAGCGTTTCGCGCCAGCGGGCTGTCGGCCTATACGGACGGTTGGTTCACGCGCGGTGTGCTGCGGTGGTTGACCGGCGCAAACGCGGGCGCGCGTGCGGAAGTTGACGCCCACCGCAACGCTGGCTCCGAAGCGGTGCTTGAACTCGTCACGTCACCAGCGGCGGACATCTCACCCGGCGACACGTTTGAGGTCGATGCGGGGTGCGACAAACGTTGGGCCACGTGTCAGGCGAAGTTTAGCAACACGGTGAATTTTCGCGGCTTCCCCATGACGCCCGGCGACGACTGGTTGCAAGCGGGGCCCGCGGACGGCGATCGCCACAACGGGGCCTCCCTGTGGGCCGATCGCGACACATGAGAAAACCAGACTGTGGGCGTGCGCGCATCGTTGCCGAGGCGCGCGCTTGGATTGATACGCCCTATCGCCACCAAGCGAGCCGGAAGGGCGTGGGCTGCGACTGCCTTGGTCTGGTGCGCGGGGTTTGGAGGGGGCTCTACGGGGATGAACCGCTCGCGGTTCCGCCGTACACGCCCGACTGGGCAGAGCGATCGGGCGCGGAAACGCTGCGCGACGCGGCGCGGTTCTGCTTGAACGAAATTGGCATAGCCGAGGCGACGCTGGGAGACGTCCTTCTGTTCCGTATCGCCGCAGGCTCTCCCGCCAAACACGCCGCAATCGTGTCCGCGCCCGGCCGCATCGTGCACGCCTACTGGGGACGCGCGGTCGCAGAGACCTGCTTGACGCCGTGGTGGCGACGTCGCTGCGCTTTCGCATTTTCATTTCCGGATATCACTGACTGATGGCCAACCTAGTCCTCAACATTGCGCAGGTTGCGCTCCAAGCCGTAGCGGCGCGCGCGATCAGCAACGCGTTTGCGGACGACACCGAAGGGCCGCGCACGCCGGCTATCCACGTGCTGTCCTCGACCGAGGGGGCGCCCATTCCCATCGTGTTCGGCCGATCGCGTATCGCCGGGCAGATCATCTGGGCGGCGCGCTTTACCGAAACGGCCGTCACCACCAGCAGCGGTGGTGGCAAGGGCGGTGGGCCGAAGCAGACCAATTATCTCTACGCTGCGAGCTTCGCCATCGGTCTCGCCGAAGGTGTGATTGACGGGATTGGCCGTGTCTGGGCGGACGGGCGTTTGCTTGATCTGTCTGCGGTGACGTACCGATTGTACACTGGAGACGAGGACCAGGGCCGTGATCCCCTGATCGAAACCGTTGAGGGAGCCGGAGACCCACCGGCGTTTCGCGGCGTCGCCTATCTTGTTTTTGAGGACATGCCGCTTGATGCGTTTGGTAACCGCATTCCGCAGCTGTCCTTTGAGGTGTTCCGTGCGCCTCGCCTGAAGCCGGACGAGCGCAGGCTCGAGGATCTGGTGCGCGGCGTCACGTTGATCCCGGCATCCGGCGAATTTGTCTACGCTACGACTCCGATTGTCGCCGACCTTGGGTATGGACGTGAGCAGTCCGAAAACCTGCTGAACTCTCGTGGCCATCCCAACATCGAGGCCGCGTTGGACGACCTTCAGGCGCGCCTGCCCAATTGCAGTTCGGTCATGCTGGTGGTCTCGTGGTTTGGCGACGATCTGCGTTGCGGCGCGTGCGCTCTGCGGCCGGGCGTGGAGACCGACGACAAAACCACGCGGCCCTATGAGTGGACGGTCAATGGTGTTGATCGCAGCGCAGCCTATGTGGTGTCGACCACGGATGACCGCCCGACCTATGGCGGCACACCCGCTGACGCGTCAGTGCTGGAGGCGATCGCCGCGATCAAGGCGCGCGGGCTGAGTGTCGGCCTCTACCCCTTCATCTTAATGGACGTGCCGCCCGGGTCCGGGCTTGCTGATCCATATGGGCAGGCCGAGCAAGCCGCGTTTCCGTGGCGGGGCCGCATCACGTGTCATCCCGCGCCTGGTGAAGGCGGCACACCGGACAAGACGGCGGCGGCAACGGCTCAGGTCGCAGCCTTCTTTGGAACGTGCGCGCCGTCGCATTTCGTCGCATCTGGAACGACGGTCTCTTATACGGGTCCGGCCGAGTGGTCGTTGCGCCGCATGGTGCTTCACTATGCGCAGCTTTCGGTCATGGCCGGCGGTGTCGATACGTTTCTCATTGGTTCAGAGCTGCGCGGGCTGACGCACGTTCGCGACAGCGCTACAAGCTTTCCCGCAGTGACGGCGTTGAAGGCGCTGGCCGCTGACGCCCGGTCCATCCTGGGAGCCGGGCCCGCGCTCTCCTACGCCGCCGATTGGTCGGAGTATTTCGGCTACCAGCCGCAAGACGGAACCGGCGACGTTTTCTTTCATCTCGACGCTCTTTGGGCGGATTCGAATGTCGATTTTGTCGGCGTTGACTGGTACGCGCCGCTGTCGGACTGGCGCGACGGCAGCGCGCATCTCGACGCGGCGATGGCGCCCGCCATTCACGACATCGACTACCTGGTCTCCAATATCGAGGGCGGCGAGGGCTTCGATTGGTATTACGCCAGTGATGAGGATCGCGCCGCACAGGTGCGCACGCCTATCACGGACGGGAGCGGTAAGCCGTGGGTGTTTCGCTACAAAGATCTGCGTTCGTGGTGGAGCGAGACACACTATGATCGTCCGGGCGGGGTTGAGGCCGGATCTCCGACCGCTTGGACACCCCAGAGCAAGCCAATTTGGTTTGTTGAGGCGGGCTGTCCCGCCATCGACAAAGGCTCCAATCAACCCAACGTGTTTGTTGATCCGAAGAGCTCAGAGAGCGCTTTTCCGTACTGGTCAAGCGGCGCACGGGACGATCTCATTCAACGACGCGCTATCGAGGCGTTGCTCAGCTATTGGGAGCCTGGGGCCGGCGCCAATCCTACCTCATCGGTTTACAGCGGGCCGATGATCGCCAGCGACAGCATTCATCTGTGGACGTGGGATGCGCGGCCATTTCCCGACTTTCCCGCGCGTACCGAGATATGGTCCGACGGCGCCAATTGGCGCTTGGGGCATTGGCTCAACGGCCGGGTGGGGCTGGCGCCGCTGGCTGCGGTGATTGAGGACATCGCTGAACGGGTGGGGGAGGCGGTCGACGCCTCGCTGGTTGACGGCCTGGTGGCCGGCTATGTGATCGACCGACCGATGACTGCACGCGCCGCGCTTGAACCGTTGGCGCGGGCCTATGGATTTGAACCCATTGATCACGAGGGCGCGCTGGGCTTCGCGCCGCGTGCGCAATCAACACCTCTCGTCATCGATCTGGATGATGTGGTTCTGGATGATCAGGCGCGGCGGATCGAGTATGTGCGCGAGGACGCGGGCGCTCTGCCGGTTGAGGCGCGGGTGCGGTTCATCGATGAGACCCGCGATTATCGCACCTCAACCGCGTCCGCACGCCATCTTGACGCCGTGGCGCGGCCGGTCATTGAGGTGGCGGCGCCGCTGACGCTGGATCAACACGAGGCGGCGCGCATGGCGCGCAGTTGGCTGGCCGACGTTGAGGCTGGCGCGGATGCTGGCGTTGAGATCGGAAGAGCACACGTCTGAACTCCAGTCACATCAC